GTGGGATCTTTGATTTAGTCAACTTTGCCGTCATTGACGAAGACGGACTCTTCTCTGGTGCCAAGGGAACGGTGCTAGAGGTATTCGATGGTGTCTCCAAGGCCAACAATGCCAAGAATGGGGATGGCACTGACAACTTCTATCGTACCGTCATCAACAACTCCTCTAAGTACGTTTTTGCTACCCAGCATCCAGAAACTATCGGCGTTTCTTCAGCCGCCGCTGCGAGGTACGGCCTCTATGGTGTGTCTGGTGGTACCAAGAGATGGGGAACTGATCTAGATGCCAACTCTGGAACTTATGATGTGTTCCACGGACATATGGGTACCACTAGTGGTTACTCGGCTTCCTTAACTGGTGGAACTGGAGAGTTCTCAGGTACAGTACCCACCACTGGTACCTCCCAAGGATACGGGCTGTTCACTGACACGGACACCGAGAACATTTCGATCATTTTGGGATCTGAACGGACTCCATCGGAGGCTGGCAATTTGGTCGATCTTGCTGAGGCGAGAAAAGACTGCGTTGCCTTTATTTCCCCAGAGAAGGCCGATGTTCTCGCTAACGACACCCCAGTTACACAAGCAGCCGCCGAAACTAACGTCATCGATTATAGAACTAATCAACTTAACAAGAGCAGTTCTTATGCATTCCTTGACTCTGGTTGGAAATACCAGTACGATAGGTTTGCAGACAAGTACCGATACGTGCCGTTGAATGGTGACGTTGCTGGTATTGCAGTCAGATCAGACGAGAACTCAGAAACCTGGTTCTCCCCTGCAGGATTTAATAGGGGTCAGTTGAGGAACGTGGTCAAGTTGCCGTTCAACCCATCTAAGACCAATAGAGATAATCTCTATCGCGATCAGGTGAACCCAGTAGTCAGTTTCCCAGGCGAAGGTACGGTCCTATTCGGAGATAAGACTCTCCTTTCAAAACCGTCTTCGTTTGATAGGCTGAACGTTCGTCGTCTCTTCATCGTACTTGAAAAAGCAGTTTCGACTGCCGCTAAGTACCAGTTGTTTGAACAGAACGATGATTTCACCAGATCTCACTTCAGAAGCATCATCGAGCCTTTCCTCCGTGATGTCAGGGCAAGAAGAGGTATCACCGACTTCAAGGTCATCTGTGACAGCAGCAATAACACTTCTGCCGTAGTTGATCGTAACGAGTTTGTTGCTGATATCTTCATCAAACCCACCAAGTCCATCAACTTTATTACACTCAACTTCGTCGCCACCTCACAGGGTGTTGACTTCTCCGAAATCGGATCATAATAGGGGGATTCAATGAATATCGATAAGTTTAAAACCACCCTCGCCAAGGGCGGCGTACGAAGCAACCTCTTCCGCGTGCAGGGCGACATCGGCAACACTAGTCTCCCCGTTAAAGTGGGATACCTATGTAAGGCTGCATCGCTTCCAGAGTCGACCATCACACCCATCGAAGTCGCATACCGTGGCAGAAAGCTCAAGGTCCCTGGGGATCGCGAGTATGGTGAGTGGAGTCTGACGTTTTATGAGGATGGGGATTTTGAACTACGTAATGCTTTTGAGAAGTGGATGGACGACATCAACCAGACCGTTGATAACGTAGCAACCGCTGATCTGAACCTTACTGGTACTCTTTTCCCAGAGTGGAACGTAGAGCAACTAGATAGAACGGGAAGCCCAATCAAGTCTTACAAGCTTCTACACTGCTGGCCTTCAACGGTCGGTGCTGTTGAACTGAGTTTTGACGACACTGAGTTACAGGAATTTGAGGTTACTATGCAGTACACCTACTTCCTTTCCCAATCGACTGATGAATCCGTTGGTCTGGGCATTGCAGCAGCCCCAGGCGACGGCTCGTGATTTAATCCTATTTTCGGGAGTATATAATGGCAGTAGAGTTGTTCGGGTTCTCTGTTGGGAGATCCAGAAATAAAAAGTCAGAGGAGGAGAAGAAAGAAGCACTTCCCTCCTTCACGAAGCCCGTTGGAGAAGACGGTGCTACGGTTATTGATTCTACCACCCCAGTGGGTGGGTATTTCGGTTCTTATGTTGACTTCGATAACGAGGTCAAGACAGAATCGGAATTTATTAATAGATATCGAGAAATGGCGATTCACCCCGAGGTGGAGTCTGCTGTAGAAGACATTTGCAACGAATCCGTTGTATATGATGACACCAAACAGTCCATTCAACTAGATCTCGAAAATGTTGAATTGTCAGATGCCATTAAAGAGAAGATCTATGGAGAGTTTGAGTACATCTATGGACTTTTGGACTTCCCCACTAAAGGCTATGAGATCTTCAGAAGGTGGTATATTGACGGTCGTCTTTACTATCACATGGTAGTTGATACCAAATCTCCTAAGAGGGGGATCCAGGACCTTAGATATGTCGACCCGACAAAGATCAAGAAGGTCATTGAGATCGAAAAAGACAAAGAAGTGAATAGAAATGATCAGGGGATCATGGCGAATGTAGTCAAGAAAAAAGAAGAATACTACATGTACCGAGAGAACCCTAATGCATCAGAAGCGATCAAGATTGCACCCGAGGCTGTGTGCTTCGTGACTTCTGGTCTTTACGATGCCAGCAATAGGAAAATCATTTCTTACCTGCACAAGGCGATCAAACCTTTAAACCAGTTAAGAATGATCGAAGATGCAGCAGTCATTTATCGCATCTCCCGTGCTCCAGAAAGACGGGTTTTCTATATTGATGTTGGTTCTCTTCCCAAGACCAAGGCTGAGCAATATGTCAAGGGTATCATGAACAAATACCGCAACAAGCTGGTCTATGATGCATCGACTGGTGCAATCAGAGACGACAAGCGGCACATGAGCATGCTAGAAGATTACTGGTTACCCAGAAGAGAAGGCGGCAAGGGTACCGAGATCAGCACTCTGGACGGCGGACAAAACTTGGGGGAGATGGAAGACGTAGAATACTTTCAGAAGAAGTTGTATCAGTCTTTGAGCATCCCCAGAACCAGACTAGAATCTGGTGACGACTTCAACATTGGAAGAGCCTCTGAAATCACCAGAGATGAAGTCAAGTTCATGAAGTACATTGACAGACTAAGAAGAAAGTTCAATGAGATGTTTATTGAATTCCTTAGAACTCAATGCATCTTAAAGGGAGTTATGACCGAAGACGATTGGTCAAAGATTTCCCAGCACCTTAAGTTCGATTACTGTAGAGACAATCACTTCTCCGATCTCAAAGAATACGAGATCCTGGGAGAAAGAATGAACGTCCTGCGTGAAATGGACCAATACATCGGTAAGTATTTTTCGGTGGAGTGGGTAAGAAAGAACATCCTGAGTCAGAACGAAGACGAAATTAAGGATATGGATAAGCAGATCTCTCAGGAGAGAGAAATGGGTATTATCACCGACGATAACAACGGAGGCTATTGATGTCTATCGGTAAAAAGGTAATCCAAATGTTCAAAGACGGAGACGAAGATTTAAAAGATCTCCTCCGTTCTGAGCTATTCGAATCCGCTAGAATAGAAGTATCTAAGAATTTGTTGTTCGAAGAAGAAGAAGAACCAGACAAGATCGATGACCAGGGAACAGGGGCGGACCCTGTTCTAGATCCTGGTATGGACAGGGAATTCTTCTTGAAGTCTTTTGATGTGGGGGAGAACACCGTAACCATCAAGACTATCGGTGTAGGCAAGAACAAGCCCGTTTCGTCTTACATCAATGGTGTCAGGTGGGAAATGTTCCCAGGACCCGTCAAGGCGGAAGAGGAATCTAAGAAGTTCATCATGTCTGCTGCTTTCGAAGATTGGAATGCATCCACCGAAGATTCAGACAACAATGTGAAAGATGCTGCCATCGAAAAAGAGATGGAGCCTAAAGTAGAAGAAAAAGAAGATGAAGAAGAAAAGGCCGCCTCAGAGGCCAAAAAGTAATAAATATATAGAGATCAAAAAACCCAGAAAGGGGTACTAGAATGAACCTTCAGCAACGACATTATCTCGCTAACATGAACAGCGGGTCTAAGATCATCGCCGCCCTAACAGACGAAAACCCTTCGTCCGCTAAGGAAGTCGTCGAAAGTACCCTCTTGAGAAAAGCAGGGGAATGTATCAAGGAAAACGTAGGACCAGCAGTAGATAAGTCCCCTATCAACGAGGGCTATCACGAAGAGAGTTATCACGAAGGTCTTCAGGCTGGTTACCTTTATGCGTCTCACTGCTACAAGGAAGCAATGGGACGTCGCGAAGGTATGCGTAGGCTTAATGCTAATGTGATGGAACCAATGCCTTTCGACGGTGGTGCTCCTAGCGGCGATATGCCCGATGATACTTGGCAACTCGGCGATGACCCCAGAGACCATCCTGATTATGACCCAGATAATTCGCTTGACGTCAAAAAATATCAAGACTGGAAGAGGAAGAATACGCCAGCGAAGAAGGCGCTGAATGCCGCTCATCATCTAATGAGAGGGATGAATGAGAGGAGTTACACCTGGGGCACCAGACCAGCCTTCGGCGGCAGGAGAAGAAAAGTACGCGTCAAGGACGGAGATCCCATCCCTCCAGGCTTCAGACCTTCTAAACCTGATGGGCCTCTTACTCCAGGCGGAAGAGGTTATGGTAACCACGGACCATTTGGTCCGTCGATCTGATTCTCCGATAAAGACTCTCGATCCAACAGGAATAATCCAATGAATCTCCAAAACGAATTTTATCTAAACAGAATCACCAAGCACGTTCTGTCCGAAGAGGACAGTCCAGAGCAGAAAGCTTATAAGGACCTATTTGCAAAAATCCTTAAGAAGTATGGTGCTGATTCCCCCAACGACATTTCTAAAGAAAAGAAGGATGATTTCTTCAATGAAGTAGAAAAAGAATGGGCGAGTCATCCTGATAATAAAAAGGATGATGGAGAATCGGTAAACGAGTACGGTGGTGCACCAAATTCCAAAAAGAAAAAGAAAGAGAAGAACCCAATGAGCGAAGAAAAATCAATCAGCGAATCCTATCGCAGGATGCGTGAAGGCGGACACATCGGTGGTGCTGAAAGCCCATCTTCGGGTCCTTACAGTCAGAACAAAGACGGTTCCTTCAATGGTAGACCAATGACTCCTCCAGTCAGAAGACCAGAAGATAATACTTTCAAGGGAATGAGAAGACCCATGCCACAGCAGGACACCCCCGAGGGTGAAATGATTGGTAGCCTCTTATCAATCTGGGGACAATCTCCTGCCGATCTAGTCCAGCAGTACATGGACCAGGGTATCGATCAACAGCAGGCAATCCAGCTAGTTATCCTCATGTGGAATAACCTAGGTGGCGATTATGACTCTGGAACTAACAGTTTTAATCCGCCATCGGTTGATGGTCAAATGCTCGGTAACCTTCTCGCTGGCCTCGGCGGCGGCTGAAAAAGAGGAATTTAATCAGATGAAAGATATGAACGAAAGTTACCGTCGCGGATTTAGCGAAGGAATGAAAATATTTGGAGAGGGTGGTCATATGGGCATGGGACCCAGTGGAAGACCCAGTCTTCCATCTGAGATAATGCCTCCTAGGTTTCCAGCCAGAGGCCCCATGAGTAAGTT